CTGCATCGTCATAAAGAAATCCTGCAAATTTTATAGCTGGATTTGCCATCTATCTTCCTCCCAGTCGGGACGTATCCCTGAATGCGAGAGCGTTTCTCGTGGTTCCTATAAGGTCCTGTGCCAAGTCATCCTCGTCTACAAATATCAAGGTTATCCCCTGCCCTGCTAGTGTTTGCCTGGCTAAAACATCTCTGGCTCTAGTCTCGGATCCTAGCTCGTAATGGTAGTATACACCTTGCACATTAACTGCCAGATCAGGTGGGTTAAAAAATAGAAAGTCTATTATCAGTCCACCTTTATCTAGCCTTCCTCCCATAAGTGGAGTCTCATATGAGAAGTCTTCATGTTCCTGGTATCCCAGTTCTCCCAGTGCGAAATAGAATGCCCATTCAGGATTGGATCCCGGCCACCCATCAGGAGCTTCTGGTAATGTTCCTGTAGTCATCAACCATCCAGTACCACTGTCCACGCCAGCTTGTCACCATTCGTGGCAGCATCTACATAGAAGGTTGAGAATATTACAGTACCACCAAGTTCAGAAAAGCTGATCTCTATCTCATTACCAGCTGAGAGCTCATATCCATTGGTTGCCGTTACATCACTGACTCCCAGATAAACCTTGCCTGAATTAGCAGCGAGAGCCTTAACCTTAATCCATCTAACCTTGTTAGTGGTATTAGATATCTGTACCTCTGTGCCTGCCGTAGTCACGGTAGTGGTCCCTGCATCGAATATCATGGTTCCACCAGTGTGATTCGAGAAGTTCCCCTCTCGTCATATCCAGTATATTCAATAGCAGTAGCAGAAGTAACATCAACATAGTAGTTGCGCGTCCCCCCACCATCGTCCCTGAAGGTGAACTCCTGTAATGTATTGGACTCTATAGAACTTATCAGGCTGGATCTAAGTTGCTTGGCATCTTTTCCTTTATAGGTATTGTTTAAATCTACCTCTACCGCATGGCCGTATTTAGCTTCCAGTTTCTTCCTGTATTCAAGAGTTATAGAAATAATATCTGGAGATAAAGTAGTATTGCTGCCTCTAGCTAGGGTTATCTTAAACTTAATAGATCTAAAACCAACACCAACAGGAGAATCGGATGATGGTAATTGAAAGGTCTGTGTCCCAGATGTAGCATCCAGTGTTGTACTTGTAATAGTAGTTAATGCTGTATATGTAGTTGAATAATCAGTAGCATAAGAAACGGCTACTGTTTCACTTAATGCAACATCCTGTACTTCTATCTTTAGATTTAATGCCAGTTTATCTACTTCAGTCTGGTTAGCATCAAACCAGGGTGTTTCATGGAACCCTGTACTTTCATAGGCGTAGTCAGTTCCATCCACTGCTACAAGCTGTGATGGGTTAGTTACATCAAACGGGATTAATTGTGAGTATACTGAACCGTCTAATCCCCACCACAACCTGTAATCACCTTTGCCTGCGTTTGATATCAACATCACATCTACCGGTTTACCTGTTTTACCAGATGGGGCAACCCACTTGGTTTCCCATCCTGTATCGTTCCACGCAACAATAGAGGAACTACCGCTACCTGCCTGTATTACAGAAGATGAGTGTCCACCCATACCAGCTGTACTTCCATACTGCCAAGGTACATCTGTAGCTGCCTGAGCTCCCGGTGCTGTGGTGGCATCTATAGCTGCAATCAGTTCTGTATGAGTCCCTACAAGTTTCTTAATAGTTCCCCTATATGCAGTTGGAACACCATCGTCCCTGTCTGGTCCCATAACCGTAATAACAGCATTGTTGTTACCGTTGATGTACTTATATATTCCAAGGCCACTTGGTACGTATACCGCATCACGCCATCTAACAGATCCTGTTCCATTAAAGTTATGGAACGGTAACTGGAACTGTGTCTCTACCCACCTGGCATTTGCAAGGTCATGAGCATATAACCCTGTCTTGGTAGCTGCATAGATTATCTGTTCTCCTGCAGCATCCCTACCTACGAACAGGTCTGTTACATAATCATCCTGTACTGGTAGCTTGGCATCATTAACTGGAGTTCCACCAATAGTTAGTGTGTACCAGAGTTGTCCTGTTGTATCTATACCCCATAACCTGTCATCCCAGAAGGTAAGAAACTGAGTAGCAGTTGATGTATTTTCTGTTACTGCTATAGAACTAGAAAAGTAAGCAAATCCAGAACCAAAAGCTACAACGGCATAATCTGTTCCTGCCATTCTTACAGTAATAGAATCTGTTGGGACAGCAGGAAAACTATGGGCAGGTCCACCATCTGTGGTTGTTACCCTAGTCCATCTATCATTAGCTTCAGAATAGTAATATGGAGCAGTGGCATATCCTACATACAGAACTGTTCCCAAGTCCTGTATAAACGTTATAGCTCCATTGATATCTACATCAGATGCGTCTTTACTTGTAGTAGCTGTAGATAACGCAGGTAATACTAGGTGATGCCTGTGCCTTAGATTGCATGTGGAATACCATGCCCTGTCAGCATCAGCGGATCCCTGCATTCTCTCTACCCCGATACCGCCACGCCAGTCAGACCAAGAAAGAACAGAAGACCTGAGATTAGAGTCTCTAGTTGTATCCCCTATGGTTATCTTGGCCGGGTATATAGATGCCAGGGTAGATTGAATAGGTCGTGTTAATGGGTAGTAGGTATCGCCAAGATATATCTCGTTTTCGTCTACTACCTTGTTTGCCATTACTCAACAGCCCTTCCTGTAATTAGTAGAGGGAAGGCTCTCTTAGACTGTTCAGCAAGCCCTAGCCAGAAAGCAGACTGTTGTCTCAGCTGGTCTGGATCCGTGTTGGGCCCGCCAGATGCAGAGGCAAATGCAAGTCCGGTTGCCCTGGCTATTATGTATGAGTCATCTATCTCTGATGTGCCTGAATCAGCACTAAGAAGCGCCGGCTTATCTCCACCTGTAATCTTCAGCATGGAATACCCAGCTGCGAACTTACCATCCTGAGTCATTACCAAGTCCCGGGAACCTCTATCCAGTTTCCAGAGATGCTTGGGGAATATTTCCCATATAGCAGTATCATTCTGTACTACCTTGATATCATCTAATCTAATCTGACAGTCATCTAAATCTGCATCATGTTCTAATGCTATAGCTATGATTGCTGTATCAGTTTCAGGATTAGCTAAAGCTATTCGTACATAAGTCCACGTATCAGCAGTTAATGCTGGAATACTTAATGCCTCTAAACTACCACTATTAGCTATTCCTTCTGTTATAGCTGCACTATGCAAATGGATTTTTAAGTTACCAGATGATGTGCCTACTGTACTTTTTATCCAGAATTCTATGTAATCGTATTTAGATATATCTTTAGATGCAAAGGTATCTCCTGCAATATCTCCACCATCTGCAGAAGTTGTTAAAAGTTTTAAGCTACCAGTCCCCTGTTTCTTATCTTCAGTATCTACAGATGCAACAATTGTACTTGTTACATTGGAATCCCAAGCAGAATTACAAGCATGTAATCTAGTGAAAGATACGCTGCTACGATAGTAGATGTGGTTGATAATAGATATATTGCTAGGTATATCAAATCTAAGAGCCTTACCATCAGCATGAAGTGCCGTATGAGCCGACTTACTTGCAGTAGTAGACATGTCCGGATTTTCGATAGGGTCATAAACCTGACCTGTAGCATCAATAATAGCCTGGTTTATGAAGTCGTGAATGATTGAAGGTTCATACGGGCTATCCCATATTTCATATGAATCACCACTGACTACCGTAAAGCTGGAGTTCTGCTGAAATCGAATAGTGTTTGTACTGGCAGTGTAATCGTTAGCAAACTGTGTAGTCTGGGTAGTTCCATCTGTAGCGTCAGTTACAAGAACTAACTTACCATTATAGGTATCATCTCCACCTCTAAAGGTATTAACATCTACTAATGTATTGGTGGAACCACCGGTAGCCGTGCCTGACTTAAGAGCTCCAAGGTTATAACCAATGGACTGTCTTAGTTGTTCTCTGGTTCTTCCCTGTACAGGCA